ATAAGACTAGGACTATTCGTCCAGGGAATAGTGTTAGTATGGCTCGGCTTTATATTCTCAAAAATACTGAAATGAGGTGGTATAGATGTTATTTAGAAAATTAGAAAAACGCGAAGAAGAAAGCGACACTAGTAACTTAACAGCCCCAAATAAATGGTTGATTAATTTAATAGGTGGCAACGAAACATATTCCGGAGAAAGTGTAGATACATCAACAGCTATGAATATCGCTGCGGTCTATGCTTGTATCAGAATTTTATCAAATCACGTTGCTATGTTACCACTCCAACTATACCAGGAAACAAGAGGTAAGAAAAAAAGAGTACACGACCACCCAATAACTAAATTAATAGAAACCAGACCAAATCCTTATATGACACCATTCCAATTCAAACAAACTATGGAAGCACATAGACAATTATATGGAAATGCATATGCGGAAATAGAATGGAGCAAAACAGGATACCCAAAAGCCTTGTGGATTTTAAATCCATTAGTAACAAAAGTAGTAATGGAAAAAGATAGGCATGGCAACTTGAAAAGGTATCTAGTACAGACAACATTAGTAAATGGAAAAGTAGTAAATCTACCATACACTAGTGTACTTCATATTAAGGGATTATCAACAAATGGAATCATAGGTAAAAGCCCAATAGAAGTTGCTAGAGAAACAATAGGAATACAAATCGCCGGTCAAAAGTTTACAGGTAAATTTTATGCCAATGGAACAATGAGTTCCGGAGTTTTGAAGGTTCCTCAATCATTAAAGCCAGAAGCTAAGGCAATTATTCGCCAAGAATGGGAGAAATTCAACAATGGACTCGATAATAGCCACAGGGTTGCCATCCTCGATGCAGGTTTGGACTACCAATCACTAGGAATTAAGCAATGTGATGCCCAGTATATCGAAACCCAGAAGTTTTCAATAGCAGAAATAGCAAGAATCTTCAATGTACCGCCACATATGCTAGCGGATTTAGAAAGAGCAACATTCTCGAACATAGAACAACAATCACTAGAGTTCGTAAGAGATACCTTGTCGCCACTTTTAATAAGTTGGGAACAAGAACTGCAATATCAGTTATTTACTGAAGAAGAAATAGAAATCAAAAAATACTATTTCAAATTTAACCTAAATTCATTACTACGTGGAGATAGTACAAATCGTGCTAGTTATTACAAAACGATGCACGAGCTTGGTGTGTATTCAATAAACGAGATCAGAGAGTTAGAAGATAAAGACAAAATCAAAAATGGAGATAAACATTATATGTCACTTAACTACATTGATATAGATTTAATGAATGAATACCAGAAACAAAAGGTAAAGATGAAGGACAACCAGGAAGCTAAACAAGAAGATGGAGATAAACCTCCAACCAATAACCAAGAGAATCCAAATGAAAATATAGATAAAAAAGAAGATGAAGGAGGTGGTAATGATGGGGAAGAAAGTCAAGGAAATTAGATACATCCCAGCGATGGAAATATCAATCAGAGAAGATACAGGAGAACCTGGAACAATGGCAATCAAAGGATATGTAGTCAAGTTCAATGAAAGAAGCCATTTATTATACGATGAATGGTATGAAAGAGTCGCTAAAGGTGCATTCGCAAAAAGTCTCGAAGAAAATACGATAAAGGCATTATGGAATCATAATTCGGATATCGTACTAGGAAGTACAAAATCAAGAACATTGCAATTAGTAGAAGATGACATAGGTCTTCGCTTTGATTTAGAACTACCAAATAGTAATCAAGCCAAGGATATCTATGAATCAATAAAAAGAGGCGATGTTGATGGAGTGTCATTTGGATTTTACATTCGTGACAATGGCGATAAGTGGGAATATCTAAAAGAGGAAGATGTGTACGAGAGAACATTACTCGACATTGATTTGATCGAGATATCTCCAACACCATTTCCAGCATACCCAACAAGTGAAGTTGGAAAAAGGTCTTTGGCAGAACATAATCTAAAGACTAAAGAAGAAAGAGTTCTTGAAGAACTAAGAAAAGCTCAAGTCAATGCAATGATTGAGTTATTAAAAATATAGAATAGGAGAATAGAATATGAATAAGAAATTAATTGAATTAAGAAGAAAACTTACAGAAAAATTGAAAGAAGCAAGAGAGTTAATCAACGAAGGAAAAGTTGAAGAAGGACAAAAAGCAACACAAGAGGCTCAAGAAATTAAAGACCAAATTGTGTTAGAAGAACAAATGCAAGAGTTAGAAGAAACAGTTGCAGATGATAATGAAGTAGTAGAAGTAAAAGAAGTAGAAGAAACTAGAACTACTAAAAAGAAAACAGAAACTAGAACAGCCCTAGTGAAATTTTTACAAGGTAGAAAATTATCTAAAGAAGAAAGAGATGTGTTAGTAGAAACTACTACACCAGGAGAGGATCAAAATAGTGTAGCGGTTATTATTCCTCAAGACATCTACACAGAAATCAATGAGTTAAAAAGACAATATAAACCATTGAAACAATTCGTAGATGTTCAAGCTACAAGTACAACAAGTGGCTCATTCGTTTATGAAAATGGAGATACAATCGAACCATTCGTAGACATTACAGAAGCTACAGAAATTGGAGAATTAATGTCACCAACATTAAAACAACAAAAATTCGCCATCACAGATAAAGGTGGAATCCTACCAATTTCAAATACATTATTAGCAGATGAAAAAGGTGGTCTTGTTAAATACATCAACAAATGGTTAGCAAGAAAATCAGTAGTAACTGATAATAGAAAGATTTTATCAATCTTGAAAGCAAATGGTATCAAGTTAAATGCTAGTACACACGCACAAATTAAGTCTGCGATTAATACTAAACTTGACCCAGAATTATTATCAGGTGCTGTAATCATCACTAACCAAAATGGATTTGATATTATGGACCAATGGGTTGATGCAACAGGAAAACCAATCCTACAACCAAATCCACAAGATCCTACAAAGAAAATGTTATCAGGAATCACAATTGAAGTGTACGCAAACACTAACATTCCAGATGAAGAAGGTGCGTCACCAGTATACATTGGTAACCTAGAAGAAGCTATCAAATTTATGGATAGAGAAGAAATGGCATTAGCAGTGTCTAAAGAAGCTGGATTCACAAAGAACTTAACATTAATTCGTGCAATCCAAAGAGATGATGTTGTAACTAAAGATACACAATCATACCTAAACATCAAACTTACAGCACCAACAGAACAACCAGTTGTCTATGTTAAAAATGTAACAGAAGCAGCAACAGCATCAGTAGAACCAACTACTCCTGCATACAATCCTGAAACTCCAACTACAGGAGATGAAGGAACACAAAACCCAACAGAATAAGAGAGGCGAATAACCTCTCTTTAACCTTTTAAGGAGATGATAATATGGTGGATTTAAAAAAAGCAAAGGATTATTTGCGAATCGATTATGAAGAAGATGATGAGTTTATTCGTTCGTTGATAGCCGCATCTAAAATTTATTTACAAAATGCTTGTGGCGAATTTAAATCAAATGAATTAACTGACCTTGCACAATTAATACTAGTAGAACATTGGAATGACAATAGGACACTAGTAGGCACAGTAAACGAATCAGTAAAACATAGTGTAGATGCAATTATATTCCAAATAAGATATTGCCAAGATGGAGAAAGCAATGAATCCGGGCAAACTTAATAAGAAAATAGAAATCCAAAAGTTCGTGAAACATTTTGATAGCGAAGGTGTAGAAGAAAAGACGTGGAATACTCTTCGTACGATCTTTGCATCCATTGAAGATAAAATTGTAAGGACAACTAACGAAGATAATTCAGTAGTGACACAGGTAGAAACCAATATGACTATAAGAAAGAATTACAAGTCTCTATGTAGTAGTGACATCCGAATAGTGTACGAGAACAGAATATATGAAGTTCTTGATATCTATGAAGTAGATGATAATTACATCAAATTAATTACTAAAGGAGAAAAGCTATATGGCAACCAGGCTTGATTTTGATGGTTTGGATGCAATAGTCAATGATTTAAATAAAATGAGTCAAGTCCTTGATAGTTCTATGATAGATGATGCATTAGAAGAAGCGATACAACCAGCATACGAAACAGCTAAGAAGAATGCCCCAAGAAATAAGAAAGGGCATATAGGAAAATATGGAGATGGACATATGGCGGATAACATCCCACTAAAACTCGTAAGAGAAAATGGATTAAGGACAATCGAGTATGGATGGGAGAAATCAGACAATAGTGACTACTTCTATGCTAAATTCGTAGAATGGGGAACATCCAATAATAAATATCCAAAGCAACCATTCATAAACAAATCAATGAGCAAAAATAAAAATAAATGTTTCAATGTTTTTTCAGAAAGAATCAGAAAGGAACTTGGACTATGAATATAAGAGAGAAAACAAAGAAGGCTCTTGATAAACTATCAATTCCAAGTGGTTATCAAGAAATAGTTAACCCACCAGAAACATACATCACATTTTTTGAATATGACTATGAATACGAATATTCAGAAGATGAAGTAATACCAGCATTATACATAATGCAAGTAGACCTATGGACTAAAAGTCCAAAGTACAAAGGAATAGAAAAAGAAATCATCGAAGCAATGAATAATGAAGATTTTTTGTTAGATGATGAAGAAGATTTGTATGAGAAAGATACAAAAATATACCATAAGGCATTTCGTTTCAAATTAGAAAATATAAAGGAGGTTGAATAAGATGCCAGTAGAAAATAAATCAGTAACGCCAAGACAAATAGGATTAAAAGATGTACACGTAGCAATTATAGAAAGCGATGGTGCTGGTGGCACAGTGTACAAAACACCAGTAAAAATCAGTAGAGCAATCACTGCTAAAATCACTCCAAGTGTGAATAGCGAAACATTATATAGTGATGATGGAGTAGAAGATGAACTAACAGCATTCGCAGGATGTGAAGTAGAAATAGAACAAAATGCTCTAACCCTAGAACACAGAGCATTAATTCTAGGAAAGAGATATTCTAATGGAGAATTAGTAGAAAACAGCGGAGATAAAGCCCCAAAACTTGCTTTATTATTTAGAAGTGAGAAATCAAGTAGCACTAAAGCAAAACCAGTGTATCGTTATTGTGTTTTATACAAAGGAGCATTCAATGAAATTGAAGATGAGTATGAAACAAAA